ACCTTGTTGATAAGTTAAATCGGCACTAACAGAAACGAGTCCGATAATTACGCCATGTTCAGTAAATGATTGAGTAAATCCATGATTATGAGCCAAGGCAGTACCCATAGCAGCAAGGTTGCCCAGAGGGGTAGTTGCGCCAGTTTGTCCCGTCGCACTTGTCTGAGCGATCGGATTGACATTGATAGTAGTCGTACCTCCTCCGAGGTACTCAGGACGTTGGAGACGAGAATCAGGAGAGATGACGCCAAAGTGAGAACGGATAATTTCAGTATATCGAGTACCGCCACGAGCGTCTCTTTCAAGAAGTTTTTGAATTTGGAAAGATTGACGAAGTTGATTGATTGTTGCAGCAGTTGCTGCAGATAAGTCTGCATAGAGTGTTCCATTAGGGTCTAAGAAAGCATTTCCGGCACCACCAGAACCGACTAAAAGTCCGGATATAGATGTGGATAAGTTTGCACTAGGAATAGCTAAATGAGATGTGACATCACGAAGAATTGGTTGAGGCACAACAGTGCCAGAAGAATATTTATTAATAATTGGGGCAGTAGTACCCAAAGGTAATGTTACAGATGCGCCTTTTTGTGGCCAAGGAAGTGCTGAAGTAAAATAGTCTTTACGTTTTCCACGTTTTAATAAATTATAGTTTGCGACTGTATCTGGTCCATCGCCAGTATCTACAGTTACGCTGTTTTGTAAGTTTTCATCACGGAACCATTCGTTCCAGATGAGGTTATAAGCACGTGGCCAGAAGGCACAGTGCGAGACAGTCAGACCAGCAGTTACTTGGCCGACTGTAGGCAAGCCCATGTAGTCTTGCAGGGAGCCTACTGCGTAGCCTCCAGTAGGTGACACCTGTTGAGGGATTACATAGCTGATTGAATCAGCTGGATTAGCTTGTTGCCCCATGAATTTTTGCCAATTTGACCAAATTAGGCGATTAGGGACAAAGAAGAAGAAGCTATCCATAACCATGTTGTCCATGATTGGGAATAACGGTGTTGAGAGACGGGCGAAAGCCGTCATATTAAGGTTAAATGTATCGCCGGGAAGTACTTCATCTACGTAGATAGGGACAAGATTTCCAGCATCGAAAGTAGTTTTGTGAGTTGATTGACAGTCGAATTTGCTGCGAGGTATGTCCGCTTTTGGGATCATCGTGAATTGATGAAGATTTACCGATTGGTTGCGATGCATTTTATTTACCTTTTAAGTAGTTCCGCCCCAAAGATAATACCTTTGAGGCGGTTTGTTTTAAGCATTAAGTTTTACTTGTTTGCCAAGGGCAAGTAGTTTAGGTTGTTCATGAAGATTGAAGGAGCCAGAGTTATCGTCGAATTCTCCGAACTCATATAGGTCGAAATCATCGGGGTGATTGTAGAGCTGATTATCAGCATCAGAACGATTGATTTCGTCAGAGAAGCTCCTGATAGCGACGCCAGAAGAAGGCACGAACATAGGTCGGCCATAAGCGTCGGCTGCACGGTCTTTAACAGATGCGAGGATTAGTTTCATGAGGATTCCTATTAAGTGAGGGTACGTTTAAGTTTACGCAGTTTCGCTTGTGTTACTTGCTCTTTTACAGCAAGTCGCTCATAAGTATTATCTGCGTGATTTAGTTTAGCACCGTTTTCACGGAGTGCAAGTATTTGTTCGTATTCATACGGACTGTCGTTTTTATACAGTTGGCTATAGTATTTTGGAGGTTTTATTTTTTTGCCACGTAATACGACATAGTCATGAGGGAATACGTCATTTTTGTATTTTTTGTACCAGTTAAGCCCAATAGCGGGCTTTAGAGACATTTTATTGAATTCTGGGGTCATTTGTATAATTTCCCCAGTAGTTAGATCAGAGTACTGATAGTTTTTTAAGGAATCTTTGCCAGTTTGTTTTTTCATAATGTAGCGAGCCACGTACGCAGCTGACTCGAAGTTAACATCTCCAATGGAGGAATAACCAAATGGCCAGAGGGTTTCAAGGTCTGAGGATCGATATATGAAAGAACCAGAGGAAGTCCTTTTCCATAGTTTTTTATCATGAAAGTCGAGGCCGAAGATACAGGCATGGTAGTGAGGTCTGCCGAAATTTTCGCCATACTCTCCAGCCATGTAATAGCTAATTTTTGTAGTTGGATATCGTTTTCTGAGTCTTTTAATAAAGAGTTGGAAGTCTCGGTAATGAAGCGATTGATCGCTTGGGAGATGTGTGTCGTCATATGTGAGAGTTATGAAACAGTTATGTTCATGTAATTGGGCTTCGTGCATACAACGAATAGCCCATTGACGAGAGCGTTCTAAACGGCAGCCGATACATTGACCGCAAGGAAGAGAGACTGATTGAACGATGTCAGGGTCATTTTGTTTAAAAATGACACGACGATATGCTTTGCCAGTGGCAAAGTTAGTTGAATATCCGCTGAGCCCAGCGGATATAGGGTGAAAACAGGCCATGTGAGGTGGTCTGGGACTTTTTTAGAGTCTCCAGCCTCCACGCTGGGGAGCGTTACGGAGATTAGGAGATTTAGTCTTGTGTCCGTGTTTTCTAAAGGTTTTGGCATGCTTATGTTTACTGAGATGCTTGCGTTTTAAGATTTTCATTTTTGACCTTGATTTGGGGGGTTTTTGGGTTTTGGTGTCACCTAGCACAGTTACATCAAGTAGAGTAACTGTGCGAGGCTCCTATTCGGAGCCTTTTTCCCCGATTAACTCGGGGATTTTTTGTTCCACAAGAGGTGGAATTGGGTCTATAAGACCTAGTTGAATCGCTTCATCGCGATTAGCATCATTTTCAATAAAATTGATGAGTTGTTCAGGATCGTTTTGGAAACGGGCTCTTAATTGAGCCGGTAATGCCTCAAATTCGTTCTCAGCAGCGATAACGGCATTGAGGGCAGAGTGATAGTCCACGATACCAGAGAAATCGCCATAGCGAGGCGATAGCGTGTTTTCGGGCAATAAGCCCGTGATGTTGAATTGACGAAGGATATTATTAATATCACATTCGTCTTTGAAATGCTGCTGAGCCAGAGATGGCTCCTCACAAGCCACCCCTGACTCATTTGACGCAGCATTCATGTCGTAGTTGTATGGAGTTCGTAAAAATGGAGCAGTAGGTTTCATTTTATTTTCCTAGAGATTTGACAGCGGAAGCTGCCGATGTGAAATCTTTAATATAAGGGGAGACAAATTGTCCCCATTTAGTTGTAGCTTTTCCAGCCTCAGGGGCTTGTATTTGGAAAGCCTGTTTAGCAAGGGAAGTATTAGCCCCAGTAAGTCTACTAAGCGCATTGTTGTATTCCATTTGCGCAATCTGGGCACCCGCCTTGCCTTTAAAGTAAGGGTTTTCATCGAGAGCATTGAAATATTGCGCCCTAGTTAGGTTCGCTTGTTCATCGATGAGATTAGTTTGAGCACGTGATTGCTCAGCATTTTGTATGGCATTCATAGATTGAACGCCTTGTTGCGCTGAGGAAACAGCGTTTCCCATCGCATTTTGCCGAGGTGCAGGAAGATGCACTTGGGCAGGTTGAGAAGATGGAGTTCCGGCTCCGCCTTGTGTATAGGCGAGCATAGGATTAAGGCCGGCAGCCTTCAAGTCTGACACGGCCGTTTGATATTGAGTTGCACGTTGATTGGCAAGCCAATCTTGGTTTTGTTGTTGATTAGCTAATGATTGCTGATTTGCAGAATTTGCAATATCAGTATTAGCTTGATTGGCACTAGTAGTGCCAAAGTAAGAGCCAGCTGCTCCCACTAGCGAAGAAGCTATGGAAGCAACTGGAGAGGTTACGGCACTTAAGATGCCGTCGAACATTCCCATTAGAAATGATCGATTAAGCCAGGTACAGAGTACATAGGCAATGGGCGAGCTTTCTTTACGTCAAAGAAAGAGTCAAAGATAAATTGTTGGCCATTGGCAGCAGAGCCAACGGCGACCACCCGAGATACAGGTGGATTAGATACGATAAAGCTGCTAGATAAAGTAGGCAGAGAAGTAAATTTCTCAGCCAGATGCCAAGGATCGATGGTACCAGCAGCAGTAGAACGGAATAAGGAACTGATACGTGAAGGATTGTATCGGTACTCAGCCCAGCGTTCTTGATATCCGAATACAGAGTTGTCTTGTGTTGAGTTTCCTGTGACATAAATTTCCTTATTAAGAAGAGCTTGTTCGCCTAAAGTAGCGAAAGCTGGGAAATAGAAGTCGTATCGAGTAGAACGGCTCCACATTTTGTGGAGACCTTGTTGATAAGTTAAATCGGCTCTAACAGCAACGAGACCGATAATTACGCCATGCTCAGTAAATGATTGAGTAAATCCATGATTATGAGCCAAGGCAGTACCCATAGCAGCAAGGTTGCCCAAAGGGGTAGTTGCGCCAGTTTGTCCTGTCGCACTTGTTTGAGCGATCGGATTGACATTGATAGTAGTCGTACCTCCTCCGAGGTACTCAGGACGCTGGAGACGAGAATCAGGAGAGATGACGCCAAAGTGAGAACGAATAATTTCAGTATATCGAGTACCGCCACGAGCGTCCCTTTCAAGGAGTTTTTGAATTTGAAATGATTGACGTAGTTGATTGATGGTAGCTGCAGTTGCAGATGATAAGTCTGCATATAAACCTGTTGTCTGAAAATATAATGGGTTACCGTTACCAGTTTGAGACCAAAGTACTTGCTGAGTACCAGTTTGAGGGTTTAATGTACCAATACTGGTACCGTTGCCAAATGTAGGTACTATTGAAGGTCCTAAAGAATTAACAGGAGCAGAGCTTCCTAAAGGTAATGTTACAGAAGCACCTTTTTGTGGCCATGGTAAAGCTGATGTGAAATAGTCTTTAAGTTTTCCACGTCTTAATAAATTGTAATTTGCGACTGTATCTGGCCCATCGCCAGTATCCACAGTTACGCTATTTTGTAAGTTTTCATCACGGAACCATTCGTTCCAGATGAGGTTGTAAGCACGTGGCCAAAAGGCACAATGGCTTACAGTGTTGCCGGCCGTTACTTGGCCGACAGTTGGTAATCCCATATAGTCTTGGAGTGAGCCTACGGCATATCCGCTTGTAGGTGACACTTGCTGTGGGATTACGTAGCTGATTGAATCAGCTGGATTTGCTTGTTGTCCCATAAATTTTTGCCAATTTGACCAAATTAGGCGATTAGGGACAAAGAAGAAGAAGCTATCCATAACCATGTTATCCATGATTGGGAATAGCGGTGTTGAGAGACGAGCGAAAGCCGTCATATTAAGGTTAAATGTATCGCCAGGGAGTACTTCATCTACGTAGATAGGGACAAGATTTCCAGCATCGAAAGTAGTTTTGTGAGTT